CAACAATAGTTGCAAGTCTTTAACGATATCGCCGTAGCTCATACCGTTGTGCTTGTGCTGCATTAGGATCGAAGACAACGCCACCATTGGTTGATAGTTCGTCTCTTCGTTCTCGAAAACACGGTCACCGATCAACACCACGCGGCGAAACTCGCCGAGCCCGTCGCCGTCGAAGTCAAACCACGCGTAGCACTCGTGTACCCAATAGGTACGCATAGACGGGTCGTCTTCGTCTTCCGCGTCGGGGTCTTCGTCTTCGTAGAAAAGCCGGTTAGTGCGCTCGTCGTTCCACTGGTAATCCTCGCCGAGCCCGACTTGATCTAGCTCGTCGGGGTCGTACCCTTCTAGCACAAGCTCGGTGTACGCCTTGCGTACGCGGTGGCAAACGAAATCGGCCTCGTCGAGATCAATCGACACGCAATCGTTGTCTACGAGGCATTCCTCGCCGGGCACGGGCTCGATCCGTAGCTCCATTATCGGCTTAGTCGTGCGTATGCGTAGGTCGAAGACTTCCAACGGCACTTTGTCCGGTGCATTGCCGACAACGGTTAATTGCGGCGGCGCTGCCGCGCCGCCTTGCGGCGTTTGGTCGGGCGAGGGTGTTTGCGGTTGCTGGCCGCCGACTTGCGGCCCAGCGCCCGGCGGCGGTGCCGCGCCCGGTGCGGGCGCACCGGTTGGGGCTTGGGAGGGAGGAACGTCGCCGCCGGGCGCGCCCTGAACCTCGACTAAAATCGTGCGTGATTCTTGCTCTAGTATATCGACGTCGGGGTCGTCGACGAGCATTTGCAAGCCGATAGCGTCGATACCGGTTACGCTGCCGACGTCGGTTTGTATCGACTCTTTTATGTACGCCTTAATGTACCCGTTGGGGAACATTAGCGCGTCTTTAAACCAATGGTGCAACGATAGAAAGCCTTTACCCTTGTTGGCTTTCAGCGCGTAGTAATTGGTTATATCGGTTTCTTGGTCGGCTTGCGCCTCGTCGTCGGGGCCGGTCGGGTCGAAGACGACTACCTTATCGCCCGACGTGAAAACGCGAAGCACCGAGGGCAATACCCATTCAATCGTTTCGAGCAATTCACGGGTAACGTACTTGGAGTAATCGGTACGCTCGTTGCCGTAGTCCGCACCAATATAGTAGTTGAAATTCTCTTGTCGGACCTCGGACAAGTCGCCGTCTTCGTCGTTCATTGCTTGCCAAATCTTGCGGCCGAGGAAGCCGACTATTTGACTTTCCGACATTTCGGTACCGAGCTTGCGCCCGGCAATGTCGGTGCGGGCGCGGGTATGCCCGCCGCCCGGTTGTAGCGAGGATTGGGTACCGCGGTTGCTCGTGCCGCCGGTGGATCGACCGCCGCTCGACCCGCGCCCACGAGGGCCGGCGCCTTTGCGGCTCGGTGCGTTTGCTTGCCCGCCTCTAGTTGCCATAGCGTCTATACCACATGGGTTAGGGTTGGATTAGTCACGCTGCCACGGCGAGGTTGGCGCTTGCGAGCATACAACCGGCCGCCGCTACCGTCTAGGTTGGCCTCGGAACGGGCGGCTTGCTCTTTGAAGCTCGCCCCCGGCCCTTTGTAGCCTTGGGCGAATTGCCGGAAAGCGTCGGCGCCGTTGCTCGCCCAATTGTGCGCCGGCGTCGAGCGGGTCGTCTTGTGTAAGTCGTCCCAAGTCCATTCATAGCCGGCGAGCGCACGCAAGCCGATTTCGCAACCTTCCTCGTCGAACCAACACGCGTCGAATTTGCGCCGCACAATTTCGATACCGTCGTTAATGTGGCGCACTCGCGGCACGACAACGATAGGCGATAGGCCGGCCTCGACGAGAATGCGCCGCCGACTTAGGTTGTTGACCGAGGATAGGTCGGTTACCTCGACGTCGTGCGGCAAGTAGTGCGAGCCGTAGTACCATTTGTTGTCGACTTTCAATTTTTGCAATTGCTCGACGTAAAACGTCAAATCCTGCAAGCGATCCTCGAAGTAATAAATAAATCGGTGTTGGGCGCCTTGGTGTTGGTGAAACCAAATCGCGGTAACGTCGTTGCGCCCCAAATCCCAAAACGTGTTGACCGGTATTCCGCGCTCGATTGGCAACAAGCTAATGCGCCGGCCCTCGCGCGCTTTGCGTAGTTGCTCGCCGTAGATAGCTAGCTCGGTTGATCGCTCGAAAGCCTCGCTCGGCGTCGACGGGTATTCTTGTTTCATTTTGTCGCTTTGCTCGGCGGCTTTCTTTACGTACCACCATTTTTGAGGTTGCGACAATTCTATGTCGTGCTCTTTTTTCAACTTCATAAAATACCCAACGTACTTATCGGGTATGTCTACCGGCGTATTGAGCGCGTAGTCGGGGTGCTTGTACCACGGGAAAAAGAAAAACTTGTAGTCGAGCATTGTAAATTCTTGGTCGTCGTTTTTAACGGCCGTGCTCAAGTCTTCGCTACGCCGACACATATCGTAAAACTCACCAAACGGTCCCTCGGCCGTCGACTCGATAAAAACAAAGTTACCGGCTGCCACCGTGTTTAGCGTGCCCGATATTACCTCGCTCGCCTTGTCGGGGTACTTCGCGCATAGCTTGCCGAATTCCGATACGTGTATGTATTGGTAAGTGCCCGAGCGCAACGAGGTACCCACGCGAATTTGCGAGCCGTTGCTGAAACGTAAGTGCCGCTTGCTGTCGCTCGTCGCCGCTCTAGCGTGTTTGATATCGTTAGGCAAACGGTCGTACGCGAATTTGATTTTATCGTCGAAAAACGCCTCGGCGTCTTCCTTAGTGTGCGCGACAATGCCGGCGTTTTGGTTGTCGTTGAACAAGCAACGGTCGAGCATGAATAGCTGAATAAACGTTGTCATGCCCAATTGGCGCGCTTTCAATATGCAATTGAGGTACCACATTGATTTGTAGAGCAACGCTTGCGCCCAATTGCACTTGTACTTAACGACGTCGCCGTTTTTGTCTTTGATCCAATAGAGGTTGTTCAACCGCCACCACGGATCGCTTAAACGCGCCTGGAAATCCATTACTCGACCTCGCCCTCGATTGGCGGCGGCAACCCGTTGTCGTTGTTGCTCGCCGCTTTCATTAGCTCGGCCAAGTCGCCCGTAACGTCGTGCTCGATTTGTTGCTTGTCGCCGTAAATCTTGGGCACCATTTTAGAGGCGTACCATTTGCGCGCGTCGATCCGCACGCGCGAGCGTTGTATGTGCTCGTTGTTGGGCTCTTTGTACGGCACGCCGTCCTTGTCGTACTTCGTTACGAAGTCGTGCGAGGTATCGTCGGCAATCTCGAAAATCTCGTCGATATACAACTCGGCTTGAATGCGCCGCGCGTAGTAATACTGCTCGCGAAAATCAACGTTTCTCGGGTCGGCGAGCCAACGAACAATAGTACGCTTCGACGGCATACGCGGATCGCTGCCGATTTTTTCGAGCGTTTCTTGCATCATAATACGCTCGCATACTTCTACCGATACCGCCTCGTCGTAGCGCGCCGGTCTATTGCCCCGACGCCTCGTCGTTACCGGCAGCGGCGTTATCGTCGCCGTCGCTGGTATCTTCTGGAATAGCGGTTTCGGTATCCCCCGATCCTGTACTCTCGGCATTGCTTTGCTCCAAACGTTTTAGGGCCGCCATTACCGCGCCGACGTCGGGGTTACCCCGCTCGACGATTGCCTCGGCTGGCGCCCGCGGTAACCCGTTGCTTTCGCAATAGACGTAAAGCGACTCGACGTCGGTACCGTCGGGCGCGTCGACTACGGCTTGCAAGGCACTAACTAGACTTTTCTGCATTTCCTTTCCCCAATGAGCTACGCGCTACGCCGGCTTGCTTCTCGTACGTTCGCAAGCCCCCGAGCCCGAGCATTCCTAAAAGCACCGTCATTAGCTCGCCAATCTCCAAGCTCGGTGCGCCCTTCAAATCAACGTCGAATAAAAACGCAATCCACATTAGCAATGGTTGCACGATAAAGTGCCAAAAGAGCGCAAGCCCGCACGTCCAACCTACGGCCGGGCGCCAACCGGCGACGAAAATACTTGTGTGCTTCGCCTCGATTTTGTTGACTTCAATTTGCGCCATAACCACGCCGGTTATAGCTTTCAAAATGTTGTCCTCGACCATTGCCTCTAGCCGGCGCTTTTCGTTAACGTCGGGTATCTTGTCGAGCAACGGCCCGAGCAGCGGCGCTACAATGCCTTTCAGAAGGCTAAATATCGCCACGCTTTAGCGTCCCTTCCCAATGCCATATAAGCGCGGTGGCAAACCAACGAATTGTTTTGGTGCCGTCGGGTCGCACGTCGACAACGATACCGCCGCCGAGCGTTGCAAAGCCGACCGTGAGTAGCGGGTAGGTTTTCATGCTAACTCGATATGCCCCCAATCCATTAACGTTTGATCTGTCGTCGAGCCGTCGCCGTCCCAATCGCCGCCCCAACGTAGCGTTACGCCTTGCTCGGTTGCCGCCGCGAAGAACGCGCCGGCGATAACCGCGAAAACGTGCGTATCTCCCCACGGTACCCGGCCCTCTACGTACGGGCCAAAGTCGACCGCCTCGCTTTCCGGTTGCAACGTGTCGCGGTTGACCGTGTTGTGCATTGAGTCGGGCCATTGCTTATGGCTGGCGCCCGAGTCAAACAACGCGTTTTGCAATTCCTCGCCCCGGTGCCCGTGTATGATCGTTACGTCATAGGGCGACAATTGCAAAGCGCGCTCGGCAACGAGGCGCAAAACCGGGTGCATCGTGTTTAGCTTCGCCGTCGATTTGGTGCCGTAACGATGATGCCTCATTTGCGGCGCTTGCCCTTGCGCTTGCGTTTTGCTTTCGCCTTGTCGGCAGCTACAAACTCTTTGCCGACGCTCTTTGGAATGCCGAGCGTTGATCGCCCGGCGGCGGCGGCGTGCATGGCGCGGCGTTGTCTCGGTGTCTTGCTTGGCATTATGGATTACCCGCGTCGACTTTGGTTTCGATCCGGCGCAACGTTTCCAGCATTTGCACTTGTATGGTGCCGCTAACGGCTTGTTGCGTTTGGATTTGCGAGATTTTGTTAGCAACCTCTAGCTTTTGCTCCATTACGTCGTCTTGCACTTCTTCGACTTCGTTAGCGACCGTTGCTATCGCCGCCTCTTGCGCGTTAACCCACCAACCGAGGCCGGCCATTACGATAGCGAATACGACGGTAATGGGCACCGTTGCTTTTTGAATGTTAAAGCTACCGTGGTGCGCTTCGCCCGTGCGACGTTGATACTCGCGCGTGTTGTTACTCACGCTTGCAAGATTACGGCTATTGTCGGCGCCGTCGCACCGGCTAGGTTGAGCCGTACCGTTAACCCCGTGGGGAAATCCGGTACGAACAACTCGCCGTCGGCCGCAAGCGTGCCGACAATGCCCGAGTCGACCGTGACAAACGAGCCGTCGGCTAGTTGAAATTGTACCGTAATCGTGCCGGCGCCAAAGGCACCGCGCGCGGATACAAAAAGCGCGCGGCCGGTCGTTTCGACTTCAGCCGTTTGCCCGTCGACAGATAACGTTTCTTCAATGCGTCGTGTCATTGGACCGTCTCCGAATTAATGATTAGTACCTCGGCCGCTTGGCGCGCTTCCTTCGCGCGTGTCGCCTCGGCTACGGCTTCGCGCTGCTCGCGCTTGATCCGGTCGCGCTCGGCCGAGACTTTGCGGAGCGCGTCGCGCTCGACCGCTAGTTGCTTGGCCTCGCGGTCGCGCTCGACCTCGGTTTCGGCTTGTACGCGCTCTTTTAGCGCCATTCGTTGCGCTAGCTCGACTTCTTGGCGCTCACGGTTAGCTTTGTGCGCGACTTCCTCGGCGGCACGGCGTACGTGCTTTGCTTGGCGCCTTTCTTCGCGTCCCTCGGGTTGTGTCATTGTCTAACCCTCAATTTTCTATTTCCTCAATTGCCGCTATCGTCGCCGGCAGCACTTGCAACAACATATCTAACTCGCGTGTCGCCGCACTTGCGCCGCCGTCGCCGGCGAGTATCAACGACGGCTCGCGAAAAGTGACGTTTAGCACCGGCCCGTCAGTGAGCCCGGTAAAGAAATTGCTACGCCAAATCCGATTAAGCAACGGGTCGGTTTGAACTCTATCAACACTAATGATGATGCCAGCGTCGGCCGTGTAACCGGGGTCGTCGATTTGCGCTTGCACGAGCGCGGTAATATCCGGCGTCGAGTAGGTAACGCCAATCAAGAAAGGCGGTATGTCCCAATCGGTATCCACCGCCACGCGCGGCGATCCTACAGTGTGCCACTGATTCGCGTCGACGCTGCCGGGGCCGTTTTGCCAATCGTTACCCAACCCCTCGCCAAAATGGTAAAGCTGCCCGTCGCTCAGAAACGTATTCAGATGCCCGATTATAATGCGGTCGAGCCCGGTCGGGTACTGCACTTCTAGGACGAGAAAATAATCCTGCCCAAAAACCAACGTCGGGTTGCTTGGGTAGAAGAAAATTACGCCCGAGAGTCCCGTGTTCGATAGGGTGCTAGCCGCAACCGGCGTGCTAACACCGCCCGCAATATCAATGCCGTCTGGAATGGTAACGCCTCGATCCGTTGTAATGCCTTGAATGCGGCAAATGATATCGCCCGTCGGATTGCCGAAACGCTGCATTTGATATGAGATAAACGAAACCGTTGTATTGGCCGACCCGGCCGTAATTTTTTGCGCCAAGTTTTCCCGATTGGCGCCCGAGCCCCCTAGCACCGTAAACGTATTCATTTCCCAATTTGCATTGCCGACGGCAAATCCTATCGGTTGCGCGATAAACGTAAACGTCGTCGACACAACCGCTAATTCCTGATTCGACCACATATCTCTACGCCAGCCGGTAAACGGAATAAACGGCGTTTGGTATGGGTCTAGGAGTTGGCTACCGTCGGATCGTTTCGGTGCATTGATCTTGGCGGTATGAGTGCCCGCCGCTGAATTGGCGAACGCGGTAACGTCCATCGTCGCGGCTTCGATAGTTGCCCCCGGTGGAATTTGTGTGTTGAACATATTCACCGGTTGCGCTTGCAACCCGATAAAAAAGTTGCCCTGAATTTGGCGCGCTAGTTGGAATGGCGGGGTAATGAACGTAAGGTTTTTGCCTTGGAATACGTGCGTCCAAGTAGCCCAATAGTCGTTGACCTCTTGAGTAGATTGCGTGATTACTGCCATTACGATACCCGCACCGGAAACGGTTTATCCGGCGGCAACAAATCGACGGCTCGCAAAATCTTAGCCGCCGCCCGTTCGTCTAACTGCAAATTCAACCGCGAATTCTGCCGACGAAAATTCTCGACGCGCGCGGCTTCGTCGACAACGGGCACCGGTTGCTTGGAGCCTTCAAGAAAATCTAAGGCTTCCTGACGGGTAGGCATTGCCCGGCGAGCTAGTCGGTGTTGTTCTGCCCCGAGCCCGAGCCACGTTGGCCGGCGGGGTTGCGTGCGTTGGGCCAGACTCGCCGGCCTTTGCGCGGCGGCGAGCTAGCGCCCTCGGTCGTCGACTTGTTGAAATTCGGCGAGGCCGGATCGCGGCTAGAGTTGACCGTCCCGCCCTTGCCGCTCGTGCGGTTGTAGGACATAGCGTAGCTCCCGGCGAGGTAGGTACATTGGCGTGCGTGGTGCCCGGCGCTTGTGCGTGGCAGGCTTCAGCGCCGGGCTGCCACGCGCGGAGTTGCGAGCCTACAACAAAAAACCCCCGCCGGCGAGCCGGCGGGGGTTGAGAGTGTCGCGCGTAGGTGGTGAGCTAACGGGGGCCGCAAGCTCGCGCGCTCGCAAAGTCGAGGCGCGCTTCGTTCGCCGTCCGAGCTAGGTGCGTCCGATCCGCCTCGCCGTACTTCACTAGCAAGTACATTAGCACGCCCAAAAACTCGGGGCCATGCCACGCGGGCTCGCGCCCCCAATACAAGCAATCAACGAGCCAGTGCGCCGCCTCGTGCAACGCGTCGGCCCGCGTGCGAGCTTGCCTCGGGAGTTGGACCGCGTACCGGTGCGGCGACCAACCGGGGCTATTGCGCCCGCGGCCGTCGAGCACCGCGGGCACGCGGCTAACCTTGTAGTGCCGCGCGATCCGGCCGAGCAAGTGCTCGACCTCGCGCAACGTTACCGGCGCGCGCGCCTCTCGGAGCCCAAAGGTTTCACGCTCCCATTGGTAGAGTTTCGAGCGTTGGGTATCGCGTGGGCGCCTCATAACTTGAGGTACCCCGCTTGCTCGCTTATCTCGGTCGCGAGCCCGTCGGCCAAGCTCGGCTTGATCGCACTCGCGTACGAACGGGCCTCGTCTTCTGTCGCAAACTTGCGCTCGGGGTGCGAAGCCGCTAGCCGCCGCAACTCGGCGGCTACCTCGGGCTCGCGCTCGGGCAGCGGCCGGTAGACGGCGGCGATCCGCACGCGCCAAGGAAGGCGCCCTTTGTATGGTGTAAATCCCATGTCGTCGATTCTCCTAGTCAGTCCGAGCACAACTCGCGCTCGGTATAGCTATTGTAGCACGAATGTATATCAAGTGTCTATACCTAATTTTTGGGGCGCGCCCAACTAACGGGGGCGCGGGGCCACCGGCGCCGGTCGCTCGCGTTCCGCCCCCCGGCCCCCGGCCTCGCCCGCTGGCGCGGCCGAGCCCGCCGGCGGGCTCGGCTCCGCTCACTACCTACTAGGGTACCATAGTATCAAGCGTATGTCAAGGTACTAGTACCTTGACATACACTCGATACCATGCTATGCTAGGTCGGTGGCGGGGGCGGTGGTGGCTAACCCCCGCCA